ATATTTTGGAAGCCAAAAAGATGCAGGCGGAAGAATCGCTCTCGCTTCTTTTGGAACAAGATATGTTCGCGGCATCTCCGGTAGTTTCCAAACACATCGAGTCCTTAAATTCGATTGTGGCGACCTCGGGCACCGTGGGCGGCATCAACGGCACCACCAATACTTGGTGGCAGGCCTGCGCTGCGACGGCATCGGGTTCTTTTGTAGCGCAAGGTCGTTCAGACCTTACGAATGCATGGAATCTCGTGTCTGTGCAGAATCCTGTGGGCGGTCCTGAGATGCTCGTATCCGATCAGGCGTCATTCCAGTATTACGAGAGTTCACTTGTCTCGCAAGAACGTTTCACCGACAACAAATTGGTCGATATCGGCATTGAGAATCTGAAGTTTAAGGCGACGCCTTGGACCTGGTCTCCTCAGGCAACCTCCGGCGTGATCTTCCTTCTGCATTCTAAAGGCATTGAGTTCATTGTCAACTCCGACACGGACTTTCTCGTGACGGATTTTGTCACTCCTACGAACCAGGACGCAAGAACCGCCAAGATTCTTTTGGCTTGTTCTTTCACCACTGGCAATCGCCGGAAACTGGCCAAAATGACGGGGATCATAGCCTAAAGGAGGCTTCTATGGCGTTTACTACGTCGAATATACGCAAAGGAGCTTTCGGAGACTTGAAGTATCTGGCTGGCGATTGGGCAGAAACAGTAGCAGGGCAAGCCAATGCAACGCTAACCGTAGAAGGAGGCCGTGTGTATTTTGCACGGTTTGATTCTCAGGATAGTTCGAATGGTCCTGACCAGGAAATTCCTGTGTTTATTTCCACGAATGCAGGAACGGGTCAGATTATCTTAAGCGTTGGCAATCGTCAGGTTGTTACGACAGGTCGGTTCATCATTATAAGTGCCTGATTGCGCCTAGAGCCGGAGTCCGATTCGTCGGGCCAAGCCACAGCGAGTCAGCACAAAGGAGATTCAAAATGTTAATTCAGCAACTTAATCGTACAGATCCAGAAAAGGTTCAGTTGGTCGTAAAAAACGTTGATGGAAGTGGGTCGTTGACCACCGGATTCGGTGTTGCCCTTGCGGTAGCGACTGGATCTTCCGATGGCGTGAGTGCCGTTAAAGGTCAGGCGGCAATAAACACGACCTTTATTGGTGTGGCCTCACAAGACATCGCCATTAATGCCTTCGGACTTGTGACTGCGTGGGGTTTTGCTGCCTCAGTTGCAGTTTCTCAGTCTGTGGGGTCTTGGACCATCACGGCAGGAGACACGTTGGTCATTTCAGCGACTCAGGTCGGGACATTTACCAGTGTTGTCACGCCACAGTCTCTATCGACACAGCTTTATCGCTATGTCGTAGCAGCGGGTGGTTTGGCTGACACGATCTCAAATCCGCGTCCGTATATTAGCGGAATTGTGAGAGGGCTCTAAAAAAATGAGTTTGGGGCTTCGGGAACATTTCTTAGAGATTTGTCTCCCGAGGCCCTATTCTCGTTATCAAGGTGTTGAGATTGGACGATGTCGTTCGGATGGACAACTGATTACATCGAATAACCAGGGGCTCTTAGAACGTCATCAAGGGCATTACGTGGTGTCGCCGACAATCTTAACTATGAAGGAGAAAGTTTTGATATGGCTGAAACTGATCTAGCACCACGAAAAGTCGTGAAGGTTGTAGTAGCCATCCCAAACGAAGGTGTAACTCATTACATGGCCTATGACAATCACGCGCTTCTCATGATGCACTTGGGAGTGATCCAAGAACGCTCCAAAAAAGAACCCATCACAAAAGATGGAGCCATCTTTGAAATTTACCATTTTACTGCTGGGAGGCTTTTAACACCGGTGGCCAGAGAAGCTTTGGCGGACAATGCGCTAGAAGCTGGCATGGATTACATGCTCATGATCGATGACGACATGATCGTGCCAAAAGATTTGTTTGAAAGACTCTATGAACATAACGTAGATATCGTAGCGCCGTTGGCCTTTACGCGAAACGCTCCACACTACGCCGTTATTTATCAATGCGAATCGGGCTGGGATGCGGTGACCAAAAACGATTATTTCATCAATCATTACGCTAGGAACTATCCGGAAAACGAATTGGTGCGATGTGATGCGGTTGGATTTGGGTCTGCGCTGATCAAGATGGATGTCATCCGAAAGATGAAAAAACCCTATTTTATGTCGACTTGTGGAACTGGCGAAGATGTTTTGTTCTGTTACAACGCTCAACAACAAACGGGAGCCAAGATCTATATGGATACCGCTACAAAATTAGGTCACATCGGCGCCCCTCTTGTTATTGATGAAGCTTATGCCAAATGGTGGTGGAAGACGCATGAGAAAAAAGATGTCCAGAAAGAATTCACAAAACTAACCAAATATCGGGAGGTTGTCCCTGTATGAGCCAACATGACAAGGCTTGGTGGGCAATCTATCGAAATAACAATCGCATTTGGATAAACGTTCGCAAGCGACGTTGGTATCACAGTACAAAACAGAGAAGAGGGGATGCATTGAGAAAATATTACATAGAAAATAGGAACAGACTTTTAACGCAATCAGCCGAAAACAACAGAAAGAGAAGACTTGAAATTCTGTCCATGTTCGGAGAGATCAAATGTAATTCATGTGGATATAACGCTGATTATAGAGCGCTTCATATAGATCATGTTAACGGTAATGGGTATTTGGAACGTAAAACAATTCCTCATGCGTGGTCATATAAATTCTGGAAAACGGCATTAGCGGAACGAAGAAGTAATTATCAGATCCTTTGTGCTAACTGTAATTGGATTAAGAAATTGGAGAAAAACGAATCATGGAACTCAAAAAAGACTCTCTCTGTACGATAATTTTACCGACATGGGATAATCCGAATTACATTATTCCGTGCGTCAATTCCATTCTTATGCACACCGTTGCACGAGAGAATCTTCGGATTTTGGTCGTCAACAATGGAAACAAAGAGATCGAAAACTATTTGACTAAGCATGAGCTTGTCACAATTGTTCACGCAGGTAAAAACTTAGGTTGGGAGGGCGGTCTTAAGTTAGGACTGGAGCATACCACCTCTGAAATTGTCTGTTTTATGAATGATGACACTTTTATTCCGTATGCCTCCAATCAATGGGCGTCACGGTGCTTGGCGATCTTTAAAAATCAAAACATTGCGGCAGTTGGCCCCACTTCTAACGTAGTTCGTGGAATGCAAAACGTGTTCTTCGATCAATTCGCTGGAAGTCCGATGCCGTATGCCTCTTTTTTGATCGGATTTTGCATGTTTGTGCGCCGATCTCACCTAGATGCGGCCGGTGGTGTGGATGACACGCTTCCAGGTGGAGATGATTTTGATTTATCGATTCGTCTTCGGAAAATGGGAAAGAAATTGGCCATTTGCCGCGACGCGTTTGTCTACCATCACGGATTTAAATCCGGAGAAAGGCTTCGTGGAGGGTCTGACAAACCTGGAGGATGGAATTCTCAGGAAATGTCTGATCGCACCAATATCGCTTTGATACAAAAGCATGGATTCCGTGCTTTTATCGAATGCAATTATGGGGGATGCGAGAATCCTGAAGGAGAGAGGCAGCCTTCTCGTGATGTGGAGAAAGCTGTAGTCGCGGGATTTGTTAAGCCAGGAATTATCTATGACTTGGGTTGTGGTGCTTCAAAAACAGTCCCTGGCGCCATCGGCATCGACCGCGTTCCTATGGGAGACATGATTCCATTCTTGGGAGGAGCGATGTCAGCGGCAGATTTGGTCGGAGACGTAAGCGAAGATTTGCCGGTTGCGGATAGTTCAGCAGATACTATTATCACGCGCCATATCTTAGAGCATTGTGTTGATCCGATTAAGACGGTAAAGGTTTGGATTAAAAAACTTAAACCGGATGGTCGATTAGTCGTCACCTTGCCTGATGAAAGAATCGGAATGACCATTCCTTTAAATCCTGAGCATCGCCATGCTTATACGCCAGATTCTTTTCAGAATTTGATGGAAGCTTTGGGAATGAAACAGGTGGATTTTGCTGATAACTACAACGGCGTTTCGTTTACTTCTGTCTTAGAAAAAAATGGGGTGCATTCATGAGTAAATTGAGAATTGCCAACTACTACGAAAATAGATTGGGCAGAAATGACGGAAATCCGCTTTATATGTTCAATGCCTTTAAGCAAATCCCTGGGGTTGAATCTGGCCACTTAGTTCCACAAGGGGATCTCACCAAGTTCGGTACCTGGGATCTTCATTTTGAAGCAGACTGGGGAGAAGATGCTTTAAAAGGAGTTTTGCCTTATATCCCATCTACGATTCCTTCCCCCAGTGTCTTTTGGAATTCAGACACACATCTAGGCTATGACTGGCGGCTTGAGAAAGCCCGTCGGACGGACTTTAACTTTGTCTGCCAGAAACGAGCCCAACAAGAGTTTGAACGGGATGGCGTGAAATCGATCTGGGTTCCTCACGCAGTTGAACCTCAAGCCTATCCCTATATGGCCAGCATCAAGAAATACGATCTTTGTTTTATTGGTCACATCAATAGCCAAAATCGGATTGATGCTTTAGAACACATGTTTCGGGCTTTCCCGAGTTTCTTTTACGGGCAACGCCTCTTTGAAGCGGCAGCAGAGAAATTTTGCCAATCTAAGATTGTCTTTAACATCTCCATTAAAGACGATATCAACATGCGTTGTTTTGAAACGATGTCGACTAAGTCCTTTCTCTTAACGAACTGGATTCCTACCTTAGAAGAACTATTTGAGGATGGAAAACACTTGGTCACGTATAAGACTTTGGAGGAGGCGGTTGATAAAGCCAAGTATTACATTGTCCATGATTCCGAAAGGGAAGCGATTGCCCAAGCTGGATTTGAGGAAGTTCGTGCCAAGCATACGTTCGTGCATCGCGCTAGACAGATACTAGATTCCTGCCTTCCAGGCTGGGAAACCAAGAAAGAGGAGGCTTCACATGAGCCAGTGCTTCAAGCTAGTTAACGGTGGTTTTGTAGACAAAGTCATAGTGTTTGATTCGCTTCCGGAACGTCTTTGCAAAAACATCAGAACCCGAGCGGCAGATGGGTTCCCGCGTTCCTGGGCGAAGTGGCTAGTAGATATCGGAAGTTTGCGAACAGTATTCCAAACAAGTACGACAGTGGACTTGGCTAGGAATTATACGTTCACGCATACTCCTTCTGGCAAAGAGCCCTGTTTCTTTGTCTTAGATTATCAGGACATCAATGCAGATAAAGAAGCCTGGCGTAACATTTGTGATTATCTGAAGGCCAACTGTGGGCCAGAAGTACGACTTAAAGAAAAGATTGATGACATGGCTTTGGCTTTGGCTGCTAATCCGACGCAGCCATTATCTGTTGAACCAGAGGATGTTCCTGTTGTTTCTGTTCCTTCGGAAATAAAAGAAGAAGAACATCCGTTAGTTAAACCAGGGGAAGTTATTGTTGTTCAAGAAACAGCTCCTAAAAAACGGGGACGACCCAAGAAGGTAGCGGTGGAGGCTTAACATGATTCAGAAATATTCGACATTTAGTGGGGCTGGATCAGCGGCCAATGGGGCAGCGACCACGGCGATTGTGGCAGCTCCGGCTACGGGTAAATCCTATCGGTTAACGGCTGGAACTCTCTCTGTGACTGTGGCCGCTACAGGCGGTAGTGGGAAAGTGTCCCTCAAAGATGGAACGACTGTAATTATGAGTTGGGACGGAAACGCTGTTGGAAATATCATGGGTTTTAATTTTGGAGAAATAGGCTACCCCGTTTCTGGGGCAATCAACTTGGTTGTTGAAAGTGCCGTCACAAATCAGGCGACAGCATTTGCGGCTGTTGTTGGGTACATAGGCTAATGGCTTCTTTTCTAACACTTCGGCAAGAATTAGGTGCTCAGTGTGGATTGGACGACACGATTTCAAATCAATCCACGCTTCTGAAGCGTTGGCTCAATAACGCCCAGCAGATTATCTTGCGGTCATTCGAGTGGCCCTTCTTGCGTAATCCGACTCCACTTGTGATTCAAACAGTGACAGACATTACGACAGGAACGGTCGCAACCACATCAGGATCAACAGCCATTACTTTCAGCTCAGCTCCTACGGTTTCAGTCGCAGGGCGGTTCATTCAAACATCAAGTTCTAATGACTGGTACAAAATTACGGCGCACACCGCTTCATCCACATCGGCAACCATCGAAATTGGCGCTATTACGACTGCCGCCGCCGCTACTTATACCGTCCGAAAACTTTATTACTCGACGAGTACAAACGTTGACCGAATTATTCAGGTTTTCCAAGACGTTTTGCCTTATCAGCTTTTGGAAACAACGCCCGAATATTTTCAGTCCTTTAACCCAGGATTTCTGTCTAGTGGGACTCCTAGGCTTTATTGCATGGCAGGGATTGACTCAAGCGCTGGCGTAGGGACTCCCCAGTTTCGGCTTTGGCCCAATCCAGATGCCGTGATTAACCTTCGAATTGATTATTTTACAGTGGCAACCGATATGTCAGCGGATGCCGATATTTCTGTGATTCCTGCTAAGTGGCATACCACGACGCTTCTTGAGGGTGCAAAAGCTCAAGCTTATTCATTCTTGGATGATTCTCGCTACGGCGGCTCAATTCAGCTTTTCAATGCATTGATCGAAGAAATGAAGACGGAATATGAGAACAGCTTACATCGTCATCGTGTGATGACGGCAGCTGACAATCAGCCAGTAGGTGGCAATCTGGGGTATATGCCACTTCCGTTCAATTATCCGAGGAATAGTTAATGGTTGCCAATGGCCCTGCGGTTCAAGTAAGTGACTTTTCTGGGGGACTTAATACGTTTGATCCGGAATATATTTCTTCGCTCAACCAATCGCCGGATTTGGACAATCTCATAATTTTGGATAAGGGATTTAAAAAACGGAATGGAGATTCCGTGTGGAACTCTTCTGCGATGGTTTCTACTGCAACGCCTGTGCAAGGCATGGGGTACATCCAATTTAACAGTGGAACCCAGTTTTTGAATGCTGTCACAGGAACGAAATTCTTTACGGATTCAGGACTCGCTGGAACCATGACGGATACGACGGGTGCTATTACGATTACGGCAGGGCAAAACAATATTTGGACTCCTGTAATTTATAACAATCTTCAAATTTGGTTTGGTGGAGCTCCGGATGTGCCTTTCACGTATTCAGGTTCAGGCAATGCGGCGGTTCTGGCAGGTTCCCCTCCTTCTGCATTTACGGCATTTGTGGCTAATAACCGCGTCTTTGCTATTTCTACTTCTGCTAATCCGAGCCGTATCTTTTGGCCTATTTTATCGAATCCTCAAGATTGGACAAGTGCCGGATCAGGAAATGCAGATGTAGTGGCTTCTGACGGAGAAGCGTTGCAGTGCGGAATTGTGGTAGGCCCTGATACGGCCATTCTATTCAAGAACTCAAGCACTCATTTGATGGTACTTACTCGTCAGCCTTTCCCTATCTATCAACTTCAAAAGGGAATTGGCATTGCAGGACGTAATGCCTGGGCATATGCCAATGGCGTGATCTATATCATGACTCCTGGCCTTCGCATGAAATCAACTGTGGATGGAGTGAACTTTGCGACCTACCCAAATGATATCAATGACATTTTTGATTCGATCAATTCTAACCGAATTCCGTACATCCAGGGAATTTATTATCAGCCTCTTGAATGGCTTATGTGGCTTGTTTCGACGGGTTCTAGCACGACGAATAATTATCTCATTGTTTGGGATATCCAGCGTCGGTGTTTCTTGCGGGCTACGACAGGATTTAAAGCCAACGTTGCTGCGCTTATTCAAAACCGACGATTATTTATGGGGCATTACAACGGAAAGATGTACGAAAAACTAAAAGCTTCTATTTTCTCAGATGCTTCCGAAACGTCTCCTGGGGCAATCAATGCGTACTGGAGAACTTCTTATAGTGGTTTTGGGACGGACATTGATGTGACGATTCATCCTGTTTATATCAATGTCGTGGCATTAACAGAAACCGCTTCCACCCTAGATATTAATTATGGGTTTGACTTTACTTCGCCTTCTTCTGGTTCTCAGTACAGTTTGATTGCTTCAGGTAGTTTATGGGATGTGGCTTTGTGGGACGTGGGTGTTTGGGGAGGCCAGAATGCTACGTCTTTGATGCAGTTTGTTTTGGGACGCGGGAATCTCTTTAGTTACCGAATGGGCAATAGCACGGCTTCGCAAGGATTTACAGTTCAAGGTAGCTCTGTCCGCATCAAAAAGGACGGCGCTCGAAAGGTTTTTTCAGGGATCTAATATATGGCCATAAATTATGTTATTTCGTACACCTTCAGTCCCAGCACGACTATTTCTTCGTCGCAGGTTAATACAAACTTTTCAGACAATTCCAACACATGGAATGGGCTGGAGCTTGGAACAAAAACCATTGCTCAAATCAAGTTAGACGCTGATCCAACAACTGCTCTGCAAGTACCGACCAAACAGTATGTCGATCATTATTCAAACTATCGCCGCCCCGTTCTCCAGTATGTTTCATCGACAACGGTCACAATTGAAACGGGCATTAACGGCACTTCGGGATCTGTGTCTATTCAATTCCCTGATGGCACTTTAAGGACGGATGCTACCGCTTCCCATATTGTGTTGGATGTGACGCGGGTTGCTGCGCTTTCGGGTTCTGCGCAATCAGGTCTTAGGACAGGAACCGTATCAGCATCCTGGTATGCCGTCTACGTTGTTAAGACAAGCGACAATTCGTCAAACTTTGTTGCTGTTGCTGATGTGGTTGCGCCAATCCAAGCCAATTTCGCAACGCTGAATTCCAATTTCGGGACAAATAGTTGGGTGTATTTGGGAACAATTCGCTATAGCGATCTAGCAAATGTTACGACTTCAATACCCTCTTTTCTCCAATGCGGAAATCGCACCTGGTTTACAAATGCAGTGACAACGAGTGTATCAACCCCAAGTTTTGGTATTCGTTACGCTGATACGGGAGGAGCGACAAGCTTGACTTACACCGTCACCAGTGGAATGAGTAGCACCAACATTCCTAATCATTTTGTGTTCTGCATGTGGAGATGTCAGGGAGCTTCTTCGGCAGCTACTAAGATGACGATTGCTGATTCAGGTGGAAGTAACGTGTTTATGGTAATTCCAAACCCAACTCAAGCCAATAGTGCAATCGTCGAAGTTGGGGCAACGCAAGGAATCAATCTTATTAATACGGGAGCACCAAGCATTGCTTACGATATTTTACTTGCTGGATTTGTTGATGGCGTTCTTGGTGTAGGTTCCAATCCAGCGATTTAGGGGGCTTTATGATGGGTATTTTAGTTAGTGATGATTCAGGCGTGATTGAGAAGCATGTTTATGCGGGCGATACCTCAAATATTTCTGATATCGCTTCGACGATGCAGAAAGCAAATCCTTCTATTACTTGTACTGTCGTTGATGGAATAGACCCTGATGCATGGAAGAAGAATTTTGAATCCGTCCTGGTAGTCCTGAAACCCACTCAAGAACAAGTGGATTGGGAAACTGCCAAGAAACTAGGATCAGATGCAGCAATGGAATTTCTGGCAAATAAACTGGGGCTTGAGTGATGGATTCAGAACAAACGACATCGTCTGATGTTTCTACGGGAACGCCTCAGATTGTCAATACAAAATCTGAGCCGCGTGTCTATGACGTTAATCGAGAAAATGCACAAGCAAATAACACCATCTTGAAACGTCCGATTATCTTGGGAGATTTGACGTTAGGAAGTCCGACAACAGTGACAACGATTGGAGCTAACGGCACAGCAACAGCGCTCACAGCCAATCCTGTTGGGTATCTCATCATTAATCTCGGAAATGGAAGTGTTCAAATTCCGTATTACACAGTTCTATGAATGAAATATATGACAACAGTGGAATGCAGTAGCCCTCATTTGAAGTTGGTAGAACCCCAGAGACCGAACTTTGGGCTTTGTCGTGTGATCCCTGAAGGCATGGCTCCTCAGATTGAGATGGCAGTGCGCGATTTCATCGAAAGTTCTCATTTGCCTGATGGTGTCGATCGGGAAGGGTTTTTTAGACAGACACTTCAAGCCATCGCTGCCGCTTCTTATTTAAACCAGGGAGGCGAGCTTTGGCTCGGATTTATGGGTGGAAGACTCGTGACTTATATCTTGGCTCATGTGGGCAATGACTATGACGGTAGGCTTGCCATGACAGTTACTCAAGCCTGGGTTCGCAAGGATCAGCGTGGACAATCTTGGGTCAAAGAAGCATGGGAAAAGGTCCGGCAACGGGCCAAGGACTGTCTTTGCAAGCATTTTTCCGTGCTCTCCAGTCGTGGCAATGACAAAGCCTACTGTCGGTTCTTGGGCAAAGGGTTTCATTTTTACGCATCGATTCTAAAAGAGGAGATTTAACATGGGCGGATCAGCATCAACAATAGGAAGAATTGGAAGTGGTGTTTTAACGCTTGGTGGATCTGAAATTGCTAGAAATAATTTGAGTAATAAAAATGTAATTAATCAAGCATTGAATATTCCAGGATCAATTCTAACAGGTGGTGCATACAATCCTCTTACGGGTTCTGGGTTTGGAGGTGCTTCTAGTCCTTATGTTCCTGGGCCTTTTAGCCTTGATCCAAATCAAGTTTCTGGTGATCAGTCTGCCATTAATTCTCTAGGTCAAAAACAGTATTCCGATACTTTGGCTGGAATTGATACCAACGCGACGGCACAAAACCAAAGAGTCGCCGATATCATGAAATCATCTCTCCCCAACATTGCCGAGAATGCGCAGGCCGCACATCTTTATGATTCTACAGGTTATGGTCAAGAAGTAGCACGTCAACAAGCACAACTAGCTTCTGGCGTGGCTTCTGACGCTGCCAGTCAGAAATTACAGGCGCTTCAAGGTCTTCAGGGGTTTCAGACTGGTGCTCTTCAGCGTGGCCAAAGCCTTGAAGATTTTATCAATTCGGCAAATGTTGCGAAGACCATTGGAGCGACCATGGCTCCTCAACCTCCGAGTGGAAAGCAAAATTTTGGGACTGTAGCTCAAGGTGTTGGGGCTCTTTATCCAGCCGCCCGAGCGATAGCAAAGTGAGAACTTTAATAGTGGGGGTACATTCCAATTCCGGACTTCAAATTCCAGAGTAACTTTCCGATTGCTAGCGTTATTGACGCAGCCGGTCGTAATGCTGCCCTTCAGGAACAAGCCAGAGAAGCAGGAAACAAATCTTTGATCGAAGGTCTTCAAAGTATTGGTTCTGTTGGTCAATCGCTTTACGACACTAAGAAGCGTGTGGCCAACGCGATGGTTATTAAACAGGCATTGTTCCCTGACATGGACCCGAACGTTGCCAAAAATGCCGACCCTGATACACTTTTAGGTATTGCCAAAGTCCAAAAAGGTTCAATTGATCTTCAGACTTTACTTAACAATTTAAGACCTCCTGTTTCTGGGGGAACTGCTACTACAGTGCCAGCTCCAGTTACGCCTGTAGCCCCAGTTGCTACGCCGATTCAACCAGGAGCTTCTTTGCCGATAGACCATAGTGCAGACTTGGCTTCAATATCACCAACAATTCCAGTTCCTGCTCCTACAGTTACTCCTCCAGAAATACCTTTTGGAGGGGCTTCGACTCAGACAGCTCCAGCTTCTATGCCTGTTCCTATTTCGGCTCCTCCACTCAAGCATCCGATGATAAATCCTGCCACATTTAATGCGGCAATAAAATTGGGGTTACTTGGTCAGCCCAATGAGAAAGTAATGAGCACTCAGGATGCTTTAGATGCGGGGTCTGTTCCAAAAGGAACCATTATTAGGGATCTTCCAAAAACAGGTGGATCGAAAGACATTATGGACCCGCAGTATCAAGGGAAATTGGAGAAGCAGTATGCAGATATGCGGCTAAAAGCCCTTTCCAATCGCTCTGGAGGTCTTGGTCTTCAGGATTCTAAAGTTAACCAGGCTTATGATTTAAGAACTCTGGTAAACAAGTATTACGACCCCAAAACAGACACTTTCAATATACCACCATCGCAACACGCAGAACTGGCCCTTGGCTTAGCGCGGCTTGTTTCTACGAATGGGCAAGTTCCTATCGAACTGATGCATGAATTAAGGCAATCAACAGGACGCGAAGCATTAACGAAGGCCTTGATTTATGCTGGAGCAGATCCAACGCAAGTGGGTGGTCCTACGCAGAGTGTTGCGCGTCTCTTTGTTGATTCAATTGATCGGCAAGGAGCAACAGCCGAACAACTGCGCGATCAGTATATGTCCTACATCCACGACAATGCGCCAGTTGATCTTGATCCGGCACGGGTTGCTAAACACGATAAAGGGCATCTCAATTCCTTTAATGAGTTTTTAGCGAAGAGCCCAGATCAACTCCGGCAATCTGCGCCTATTGGCAATGGTTCTTGGGATGAGTCGAAAGAATCGCGTTACCAAGAACTCTTAAAAAAACATGGCTCTAAGTGAAGAGGAAGAGTTTGAGCTTCTAAGCCTCGAACGAGAACGTGCAGGCTCACAATCGCCACAAGCTCCATCGCAATCTTTACCAGATGCTCTGAAAGCTTCATTTCAACAAACAACTAAACCGATCGTTTCTGCTGCCACCGCTTTGCAACCGAAGAACTTAACAGGTCTTCTTCCGACGGCTGGCATGATGGCAGGGACTGCCGTAGCTCCTGGTATTGGAACGGCTGCAGGTGCTGGTCTTGGCTCTATTGCACAAAGAATGGCTGATTTGGCTTACGGGCAAGGTGCGCCACCGCCAACGCCAGGTCAGTCTTTTGCACCAAAAGAAGCTATTTGGCCGGTGGCAAATACCGCTATGGCTGGACTTCCAGAAACTCCAATAGGACAGGCAGCAGGCGAAAAGGTAGGAGATGTGCTATCAGCTTTAAAAGATAAGTTTGTGAAGACTTTTCCTAAAGTAGCACAAGCCACCACGGGAAAGAGTGCTGTAAAAGTGGCGCGGCTTATCAAAGATCCAACAGCCATCCTTCCTGAATCTATGGGAGGAGCTATGTCTGTGGATAAGGCTTCTCAACAATATGGAGAAGCTTTAGCTAACGATAAAACGCTTATTCCTTTGGAAGACCAAAAAGGATTTACGAGAGGGATTCGCAAAACTGAATTTTCGCCATTTTCAAGAGGCCAAAAAGAGGCAGAAGAAAAAGCCCAAGCGATCTGGGATAAATGGAAAGCAGGAGAACCCATTAATGCTCAAGAAGCTTACGATGCAAAACGGGCGACAGATCAACTATGGCCAACGGTTGTAAAAGAACGAAATGCTGAACAAATTAGGGCTTTATCTGAATTCAAAACGTCAATGGATGATGTGTTATCCAGCCAAGGAGCAGGCCCTTTTCAAAAAGCTTCCAAAAACTATGCAAGAGCTCGTCTGGGGGCTGATTTTACACAAGTTCTTCCGCGCACAAAGACTGGCGATATTTCGACTGTTAAATCGCTCATTTTGCCGCTTATTGAACCACGTAAACTACCGTTTCTTGCGGCTACATCTCCTCTTGTTACAGGGATCGGGAATTTAGGAGTTCAAGGAGCCGCTAAAGGCATTAACACTATTGCCAATAACCCTGCCGCTCGTCAAGTTCTTCTGCAACTTTTACAAAAATTGAAACAGAATCAGAGTGGACAATAGCAATGGCAGCTGCGCAATATATTGCCGTTACGGTACAAAGTAGTGCTTCCGGCACACAGATTTTAGCGGCCAACAACGAACGGCGCGGAGTCATTATTTATAACAATGGGGCCAATGTTGTTTATCTCGGATTTGACTCAAACGTTACTACTTCAAATGGAATGCCGATGATGCCTCAATCTAGTTTTACGCTTACAGGAGATCGTTGTTGGCGAGGAATTATTCGCGGGATTGCCACTTCCTCAACAGATGATGTGCGTGTATGGGAATGGCTGAGTTGAAAACCACTGCTTTTGTGTGTGCTTTTTCATTCACGCTTACTGGACTAGTTTTTGCTGACGGGATTTCTTCTCGTTTAAATATCGCCACTCAAGATGGGTCAGTTAATGCTTATCCCTATAAGGCCAAATTCACAAATGGGACTTTAACGGATAATGGAGATGGGACTGTTTCTGTTTCGATCACTTCTGGAGGAGGAGGTAGTGGAACTCCCCTGATTGCTTTCTCCAGTGGATCAGCGACAAACTCTGTTATTGTTTCGAGTCCCACAGGGAATGTTGTTGTCGATTCAAACACTTTTACGCTAAGTCTTCAGGGATCAACGTCTGTTTTTATTCAACTTAATCCTTCTAGCGTTACCCTACAAGGCCCTATTACATCGGATTCTTTGGGAAGTCTGACAACTTCAAGCGCTTCTGTTACTTACCTTCAAAATTCTTCAGCCACGGCTACTTATTTACAAAACTCTTCGGCAACTGCTACTTATCTCCAGCTTTCTTCAAGCACAGTCAATGTCCAAATATTTACTGCTAATGGAACATGGATAAAAC